AAGGAGGCATCAAAGGTTCATTGATGTATAACTACCTACTCAACAAGGAAAAAGTAACACATAAGTATCCCCTTATTCAAGAAGGTGAGAAGATAAAGTTTATTCAGTTGAGAACACCCAACAAAATTCAAACCAATGTCATTTCGTTCATGGGTCAACTACCTAGAGAGTTTAACTTGATTGACATGGTAGATTATGATATAATGTTTCTAAAGAGTTTTGTTGAACCTATGACATTTATTCTTGACCAGATTGGCTGGCAAGTCGATAGGTCGTGGGGCACACAGAGAACACTTGAAGGATTATTCGGATGAAGTACACACCATACTATATGAAAGATGTTCATGCTGGTGAGGCACAAGAGAAGTTCACAGTCATTTCTACCTTTGCAGGTGGAGGTGGTTCGTCTACTGGTTATCGTTTGGCAGGTGGCAAGATACTTGCTATTAATGAGTTTGTAAAAGAGGCAAGAGAAACCTATTCAGCAAACTATCCAACGACACCTATTATGCCAGATGACATAAAAGAACTTACTGGTAAAGATATTATGCAAGTTGCAGGTATCAGTGAAGGTGAACTTGATCTGTTAGATGGTTCCCCTCCATGTTCTGCGTTCAGTGTTGCTGGTCGTGGATTTACACATCACGGCGGCAGTCACAAGGCAGGGTATGGTAAGAGTAAACACTATTCAGATGAACAGTCAGTATCAAATATTGAGGACTTGTTCTTTGAGTTTATTCGTGTTGCCAAAGACATTCAACCCAAGACAATCATTGCAGAGAACGTCAAGGGTCTAACGATTGGTGAGGCGAAAGAATACTTCAATATGATTAACAATGCCTTTGATGAACTAGGTTACGATGTATGTGCAAAGGTACTCAATTCCAAACACTACGGCGTCCCACAGGCCCGTGAGCGCACGATCTTTATTGGCGTGAGGAAAGACTTGACTCCAAAAGTTGGCCTCTCATTTATGAACATATTTACTGTGTTTCCATTTGAGAACCGAGAGGTTGTTACTCTTGGTGAAGGGGTCGAAGGTTTGGATTTAGATCAAGAAGAAATTGCTTGGCTCACTGAGAAGTGGACAGGCACAAAGTTTCATCAGGTAACTGGTATTTTATTCCCACAAGATCCAGAGAAAGTTATCAGTGGAGAAAATGTGGGAAAGAAGAATCTTCATTTCAGTTGTAAGAAAACATCACAGTATGTTCCTGCACCGACATTGACAGCAATGGGTTCAGCAGCAACGACTGGTGGGTTAGTTCATTGGAATGAAGATAGAAAATTTACAATCAAAGAATTGAAACGTATCATGTCTCTGCCTGAAGATTTTGAACTTACAGGTACATTTAATCAGAAGGCAGAACGATGTGGACGTATGGTACCTTCACTTATGATGAAGGCCATAGCAAGTTCAGTGTACGATAAAGTGCTGAACAAATTATAATGAGGAACAAAAATGGGATTTTTACAGGATGCGATTAAGAACGCTGGAAACGAATTTGGTGTCATTGCTTCAGATGGCATTGATGCCAGTGATGTTGGTGGGTATGTGGATACTGGTAGCCATATTTTTAATGCTCTGGTATCTGGTACTATACACGGTGGTCTACCCAATAATAAAATTACGGCAATTGCTGGTGAAAGTGCGACTGGTAAAACTTTCTTCGCACTAGGTGTATGCAAGTCATTTCTAGAAGCTGATCCAGAAGCCAATGTAGTTTATTTTGAATCAGAGTCTGCGGTAACCAAAGACATGATTGAGCAGAGGGATATTGATTCCTCTCGTATGGCTATCATGCCTGTTACCACAGTACAGGAGTTTCGTTATCAGGCCCTTCAGGTATTAGACCTATACGAGAAACAAGGTGAAGGCAAACCACTAATGCTTTGTCTTGACAGTCTTGGTATGCTATCGACAACCAAAGAGTTGGAAGATACAGAGGCCGGTAAAGAAACAAGAGACATGACCAGGTCACAGATAGTCAAGTCTACCTTCCGTGTCCTGACATTGAAACTTGGCAAACTGAAAGTGCCAATGTTGATGACTAATCACACCTATGATGTTATCGGTTCAATGTTTCCCACCAAAGAGATGGGTGGTGGTAGTGGTCTAAAGTATGCCGCATCGAGTATCATCTACCTGTCAAAGAAGAAAGACAAAGACGGTACAGAGGTTGTCGGTAACATCATTCACTGCAAGACGTACAAGTCACGACTGACAAAAGAAAACCAAATGGTAGATGTTCGTTTGTCATACACTAGAGGTCTTGATAGATACTATGGTCTATTGGAACTTGCTATCGAGGCAGGTGTATTCAATGCAGTATCAACCCGAGTTGAGTTGCCTGATGGCACAAAGACATTTGGTAAGACTATCAACAATGATCCAGAGAAATACTTTACACCAGAAGTGATGGAGAAACTTGATGCGTTTGCCAAAGAGAAGTTTACATATGGATAATTACATCAAAATCTATGATGAAGTAATAGACGAGGTAAGTTGTAATGAACTCATTCAGAAGTTTGAAGATGAGCATGAGATGTATGAGACAGTGCATCAAGAAGATGGTGGCAATGTTATCTCGTTTGAGCAACTAAATTTATTTGTACAAGGTTGGGATGATGTCCAGAAGGGATTGTTAGAACTATTCCAAGATTACATTGTACATTATAAGATAGATTGCAACGTGTACGATAAGATGTGGCCAGAGAAGTATGGTTACGAAGCAGTGAGAATGAAACGGTATCTGGCAAATGACTATGACCGTTTCGATCCTCATGTTGATGTAATGAACCATGAGTCAGCACGAAGATTTCTTGCCTTCTTTATCTACCTCAACGATGTAGAGGAAGGTGGTGAGACACAGTTTCTAAACATAAATCAACCGGGAACTTATTTACCATACACAGTAAAATCAAAGAGAGGACGATTGTTGATGTTTCCACCTACGTGGCAATACTATCATACAGGTCTGAAACCTGTATCTGGTAGAAAATACATTTTACATTCGTATTGTCATTATGCATGATTATCATTACGTTTATCACAAAGAGACAGACGAACAGGCCTTTAGATTACAGGCAGGTGAGTTTGAAGGTGTAGTCTGGAACTTCCGTGATGTTAAGTTACCAATACACGACAAAGATGGCAACAGGTTAAACTTGGAAAAAGTTGAGTCAATACCCTTGACATTTTCTTACGATGTATTGTATAATAAAGATGGGCTGGTGAATGAATATTCACTGGATAGGTTTAACACAGTCCTAGGTGACATACTTATGACTGTTCTGGATGAAGGATTAGAGCATGACCAAATTGAGATTGGAACAGACGATACTGAGCAATCTGATTCACAATGAGGATTTCGCAAGAACAGCAATCCCATTTATCAAAGACGAGTATTTTCAAGATGGTATAGAAAAAGTTATCTTTCAGACCATACTGAACTATACCAATCAATACTCAGTAAATCCTACCATCGAAGCTCTGAGTATTGATGTACAGAAAAAGTCCCTAAACGAGGAACAATTCAAGCAAGCAGTAGAGTATCTGTCTGAAATAGAAAAAACAGATACAGACCTTCAATGGTTACTCGACCAGACAGAACAATGGTGTAAAGACAAGGCAATCTATAATGCCATCCTCAATGGTATTCATATCATTGAAGGTAAAGATAGAGAACAGACACCAGACGCATTACCCGGTATTCTTTCTGAAGCATTATCTGTTTCGTTTGATACGAACATTGGTCACGACTATATGGAACAGTCGGAAGACCGATATGAATTCTATCATACGAAAGAAGAAAAGATACCATTCGATTTAGATTTCTTTAATCGTATCACCAAAGGTGGTATGCCAAACAAAACTTTGAACATTGCACTTGCAGGTACAGGTGTAGGTAAGTCATTGTTTATGTGTCATGTCGCGGCAGCAACTTTGATGCAAGGTAAGAATGTATTGTACATCACATTAGAGATGGCAGAAGAAAAGATTGCAGAACGCATCGATGCTAATCTAATGAACATCACTATGGATGATATGCACGATCTACCAAGACATATGTACGAGAACAAGTTTGAGAAGATACAAAAGAAAACACAAGGTAAACTGATCGTCAAAGAATACCCAACAGCATCTGCACACACTGGACATTTTCGCTCTTTATTGAATGAACTTAATCTGAAAAAAGACTTTATGCCAGATTTGGTATTCATTGATTATCTAAACATCTGTGCATCAAGTAGGTTTCGTGCAGGAGCAAATGTAAACTCGTATACATACATCAAGGCTATCGCAGAAGAACTCAGAGGTCTTGCAGTTGAATATGACCTACCTATCGTGTCAGCAACACAGACAACCAGAACAGGGTTTGTATCAACAGACATTGGATTGGAAGACACATCAGAG